CGGCAGATCGTCGTCTGGGACCGTGGTACCGGCATGAACTTCTCGGCGTCGCATTTCCTCCCGAAACAGGAGTGGATCATGGTGTGGGCGAAACCGGAGTGGCGTTTGCGCGACAAGAGCGCATCTCAGGTTGGTGACGTGTGGAGGATCCGCCCGGAGTCAAACCCGGATCATCCGTGCCCGTTCCCGGTGGAACTCCCGGCGACAGCGATCGAAGCGGCGGCACCGTCGCTGGTGTTGGATCCGTTCGCCGGTTCAGGCACCACATTGCGCGCCGCGAAAGACCGGGGGATAAAAGCAATCGGGATCGAACAGTCGGAACGGTACTGCGAACTGATTGTGCAACGGTTGGCTCAGGAAGTGTTGCCGTGGTGATGCATGTCCGCCTGTGGAACGTGTTGCGCCGCGAACCCGACGGCCTCCGTGAAGATGCCGAAGCGTTGTATCCGTTCACCGCGTTGCGGGACAGCATCATGGAGGGCCGATCAAACCTGTACGGTGCGATCGGGGAACTGTTGTTCGCAGCCGCATACCCCCAGTATCAGCATGCGGCCACCCGTGACTACGATTTCTGTCATCCGAAACATGGGACGGTCGACGTGAAAACGAAACGGACAACCGCTGTACCGCAACGCCACTGGAACTGCACGATCGCGGAAACAAGTTTGCATCAACGTTGCGACCATCTGTTCTTCGTGCGTGTCCACGAAAACCTGCGGGACGCATGGCTTCTCGGTGGGATCGACACAACCCGCATGCTGTCCGAAGGGGTGTTCGGCAGGAAAGGCGAACCGGATGGCGACACCGGATTCACGTTCAAAGCAGACTGCTGGAACGTCACCGTCGACCGGTTACATCCCCCATCCCGGGCGTTCCAATGTGGCGAATGCGGCGGATGGGAACGCAACACCGACGGACACATCACCGACCGGCAGTTCTGTAGCTGCCCATTCACCTGAAAGGCCGACAGCATGAATGATCCCCAACCGTGGACGCTGCTACACGGCGACTGCCGGGCTGTCCTCGCCACGATGGACGACGCCTCGGTGGACGCCGTCGTCACCGACCCGCCGTACGAGTTGGGCTTCATGGGCAAGGCGTGGGACGCCGCCGGTGTCGCGTACGACCCGACGCTGTGGGCCGAGGTGCTGCGCGTCCTCAAGCCCGGTGGGCACCTGTTGGCGTTCGGCGGCACCCGCACCTACCACCGGATGACGGTCGCCATTGAGGACGCAGGGTTTGAGGTGCGGGACTCAATCCATTGGGTCTACGGCTGTCTCACCGATGACGTGGAAGTGCTGACAGAGCGCGGTTGGAAGCGCGGTGTCGACGTTGTGGAGGGTGAAGTGGTCGCACAGTGGGATTCTGCGACCGGCGCGATCAGTCTCGCCCCGGTGGAAACCACGTTCCGTGCGCCGTGGGACGGGAACCTTGTCGCGTTCCGTAACAGCGACACCGACCAGTTGCTCACCCCGAACCATCGGGTGTATTGGCAGCGGAACGCCCACCGGTCCACGAACAAGGTGGAGCGGCGCGAGTGGGTGACCGAATGTTCGCAAGCCGCCGACGTGCCGCGCCGGTCACAGATTCGTTTGCCGCTCGCCGGACACCATGACGGTCCGGGTATCGGCGGTGTCGACTATGCGGCGCTGCTCGGCTGGGTGTGGACCGAAGGCCATTTCGACGCGACCGGCACGGGTGTCCGCATCTACCAGTCGTCGGTGAACCAGTCGGCCTGTGACACGATCGCTGCGCTCATGGATCGGATGGGCCGACACAAACGGTATGACCGGGAACGCACCTACAAGGGCCGGACGTACACCGAGTCCACATGGTTCTTCACCGGCGATCTCGCTAACCGGGTGCGAACAGACCTGCCGTCGAAACACCCGACGTACGAACTGTTGTGGCGCATGTCTGCCGCCGAGGTTGAGGCGTTCTACGAGGCTGCCGTAGCGGGTGACGGTCATGTGAAGGCGAACGGATCGGTGACGTTCGAACAGAAAGACCCGGTGGACCGCGAGTGGTTCGTGACTCTGCTCGCCCTGTCGAACCGCAGGGGCCACGACTATGCACGTCCCCGTGGTGGCGGGTCGGTGTCGGTGACGCGTTCGCCGTGGACAAATCTGTCGCCGAAACGGATGGCCGAAACGGAACAGGTGTTCTACACGGGTGATGTGTGGTGTGTGAAGGTGCCATCCGGTGCGTTTGTTGCCCGGCGAAACGGTCGGGTGTTCATCACTGGAAACAGCGGGTTCCCGAAGTCGCTCGACGTGAGCAAGGCGATCGACAAGGCGGCAGGGGCCGAGCGGGAAGTCTTGAGGGAAGGGAACAGCGACGGTTCGGTCCGTAGGGCAAGAGCGATGGCTCCGGGGGGAGGAGAGCGCCAAGCAACCGGGTCCACCACCGCCCCCGCCACCGACGCCGCCCGCCAGTGGGACGGGTGGGGCACGGCGCTCAAGCCCGCCCACGAGCCGATCGTCGTCGCCCGCAAACCGCTCGCCGGGACTGTCGCAGCGAACGTGCTGGAGCACGGCACGGGGGCGCTCAACATTGACGGGTGCCGGGTGGCAGGTGACAATCCGTCGATCGCCCGAAGGCAAGGTGCGACAAATCACCTAGACGGCGGTTCAGGTAAAGCGGCAGAACACGCGGCGTCAGGCCGAATGGTGAGCCGCTCGTCTGCGGAAGCGTACTCAAGCGCCCGACCCGGTGAACAGTTGGGCCGCTGGCCCGCCAACTTTGTCCTCACCCACGCTGCCGACTGCGGCGACGACTGCGCCCCCGGCTGCCCGGTGGCTGCGCTGGACGAGCAGAGCGGCGATATGTCGGGAGCTGGCTCTAGGACGCATCGCGTCGATCGCTCGCCGTTCGCCAGCGGAGAAGGTGACCTGATCGCTGACAGGGTTTACGGCGACAGCGGCGGTGCCTCCCGCTTCTTCACCGTCACCGAATGGGACGCCGTGGCAGATGCTGTCCCGTTCAGGTATCAGGCGAAAGCAAGCAAGAAAGAGCGGAACGCCGGGTTGGACGACATTGAAGGCAAGCAGATTGGTGCGAAGGGCAACGGGTTGGCCCGCACCTGCGACACGTGTGGCGCGTCGGTGATCGACGGGTGCGACTGTCCCGACCGGACGTTTTCCAACCCGGTACGCAAGAATCATCACCCGACCGTCAAGCCTGTTGCGTTGATGCGCTGGCTTGTGCGCCTCGTCACCCCACCCGGAGGGACAGTGTTGGATCCGTTCGCCGGATCAGGCACCACAATGGTCGCCGCCATCACGGAAGGGTTCCATCCTGTCGGTATCGAAATGACCGACGACTACCTCCCGATCATTGAGGGCCGCTGCCAATGGGCGGTCGAACACTCCTCTCTTGACTATGCAACACCTTTAGGCGCGGCCACCCCCAACACCGGGGCAGACACACAACCCGACAACCCAACCACCGAACCCACCCTGTTCGACTAACAGCCCGCCAGACGCCCCACAAGCCCCTCTAACGCAACCCAACACACCCACCGGCACCCACACCCCACAACCACCCCCAAAGCCGCCACACGGCCACACAACCCGACACACACACAAACCCACCCAATGTTCCACGTGGAACACACCCCAAACCCCCCACCCCCGTAACACACCACACAACAAACCACCCATATTTAGACGATCGAAGCGTTGGCCCTCTACCTCTACTTGAGGTTGAGGTTGAGGGTGAACCTCTAGTTGAGGTTGAGGGTTGGGGGTGAAGGTGTGGTTGAGGTTGAGGTTTCGAACGTGTGTTCGTGTCGTGGGCGGGTGGTAAAGTTTTACGGGGGTTTTACTTTGGTGGCGCCGCTCTGTCGCACGGGTGTGATAGGATCTGTTGGGGGAGGGTTGGGGCGGCTGGTGGGGCGAACGTGTGTTCGTCGTACAGGTGTTCGGGTGGGTGTTGCTCCCCCCGACATAGTGTATCAGGTGGGGGTGACAGGCGGGGGCGGTTGGGTGCCCCTGACTGTCGCACGGGCGTGATAGGCTTTATGGGGGGAGGTTGGGTTGGATCGAACGTCTGTTCGGTCGTTTCGGCTGGCGCCTGTCACAGGCGGGTGGTAGCGTTTTGCCGGGGGGAGACTCCATCAGCGTCCCTCGGTGTCACCGGGGCGTGATAGGCTGTGTCGGGGGACGGTTACGCGGGTCGAACGTGTGTTCGGGCCGCCGTGGCCGCCGGGTGTCGCACCGGGCGGCTAGACTGTGTCGGGGGAGGGTTAGTGCGATCGAACAGGTGTTCGGGATGGCGCTGACTGTCACTGGCAGGTGATAGCCTGTGTCGGGGGACGTTGGGGGCGATCGAACAGGTGTTCTGTGTCGCCGGATGACGCGAACGTCCACCCGATGTGATAGGATCTCTGTTGGGGTAGGGAAGCCCCCGAGAGGAGAGACCGATGGCCCGCCGCCGTAAGCCCAAGCCGAAGAACCGACGCCTCGCCGTCACCGTGTCCCGCGAACTCGCATGGGACGCGAAGGTCGCCGCCATGCGGGAGGGACGAGTGGAGCGGTCGAACATCGTGTCGCCGAACCGTCGGGCTGCGAACGCGAAGCGGGCGTGCCGCCGCCGCGTCGATTGGTAACCGTCCAGTCGATGTGATAAGATTCTTGTGGGGTCAGGGAGGCCCCCGGAAAGGAGAGAGCATGCGAGTCATCAACCCCCGAGACATCCGATGGGGAGACATCCTTGTCGACGCCAACGACGACAGCATCTGGCTCGCCGTCGACGTGGCCCTCACCACCGGTGACAACCCCACCGTCCGAGTGACGGTCGACCGGGCCGACGGCAGCGAGGGCATCGAGGTCTGGCCCGCCGACAGCGACGAGCGGTTCGTCGTCGTGGAGGACTACGCAGCGCTCGGTGCGAGCCGCATCATCACCGCCGCCTAAAGGAGAGACCATGAGCATCCCCGCACCATTCATCGCCCCCCACGGCCCCGGCGTCATCCACTGGATCGCCGGACACTGGGACGGCGCCTACCTC